TATCAGATGCAATTGATGGCGGTTCAGCAATGAGCAAAAAAGACCTTGCACCACGTAGACTTGCAGCTTATGTTGATTATTCAAAACAAGCAGCAATGCAGGCAAACAGTTCTTTAGAGACTGCACTTAGAAATTCAATCGCTCAAGCGGTTGCAGCTAAAGTTGAATATGCAGCATTCACAGACGATAGCGCAAACGGTGCTTATGCTTATTTAGGTGCAGGAAAAACTCCGGTAACTAACGCAGCAATCAGCGCACTTGTTTTGGCTTTGATCGAAGAAGTACAAGGAAACAACCACAATAGAGGTAACTTAGGTTTTGCATTTTCAAACGATGTGTTTAGTGATGTATATTCAGCGGCACAAGTTTCTGGTGTTAGTCCTTTAATCGTTAATGAAATGATAATGGGAATGATGGCTAAATTTAGCAATCAAATTGCTGACATTACAAATCCAGCAGTTTATTATGGAGATTGGTCTAAAGTTCAAGTTGCTCAGTTTGGTGGTGTTGAAATCCTAATGGATCCTTACACACAAGCTATCAAAGGAACCAACAGATTAATCCTTAACTCTTACTGGGACATGGCACTCGTTCAAGATGCTGCAATTTCAGTTGGAACATTAGGCTAATCTTAACTAATAACTAAAATAAAAGGGGTGGGTGTTGTGCCTATCCCTTTTTTTATAATTAAAAAATGATAAGAAATAAAAAAATAACCAGCTACACACCTGTTGAAAATTGGGCATTAACTTTGGTTGAAGCTAAAAGACATTTGAACATTCTTGATGATTCATTTGATGACCTTATAAATGATTATTTGGCAAGTGCGCACGTTTGGCTATACAATGAGACTGCAATCTTTGTAAAGGGGTCTATATTGGGTTACATGCAAGAGTGGGATGATTTCCGTGTGGATGTTGCAACGGTTGACACAATAGCAATTTACTATTATGATTTAGACAATACACGTACTCTTTTAAGTACTGATAATTATCATTGGAATCAAGGTTTATATTCTTACATAGAATTAAAAGGAAATTTACCATCACTTTATGTGAAAGACTTTGCAATTGAAATTGAAATTACCACAATAGCAAACACGGATCCAATGGTGAAACAAGCATTGCGAATGTTAGTTGCTGATATGTTTGAAAATAGACAAAATGAAATACTTGGTTCCACCGGTAGAATTATATCACGCGGTACAATGTACCAACTTTCACTTATTAGTCAAAGAACAGAAATATGAACATAGGCCGTTTAGATAGAAAAATAGTAATCCAAGTGCAGAACTTCACCACAAATTCCATAGGTGAATACACAACGACATGGGACACGTTTCACACGGCATTTGCCAACGTTCAAAAGGTAAGCGGCACGGAAGCAATCAACGCGGATCAGGTAACGGCAACCAATAAAGTAAAGTTTAAAATTAGATACTTTGCAGGAATAAACGAAAGCATGAGAATAGTGTACAATTCAAACAATTACGACATAATCGAGATTCAAGAACTGGATCGCGAAGGTTTGTTTTTAACCGCAACCAGAACGCTATGAGTACAGTAATAATTGAAGGCATGGATGGCGTTATTGGTGAAATAAAAAAGCTAACTAATGACAGAATGAAACGATTGGAAATAATCAAAATTTTAAGGCAACAAGTAAAGCCAATTTTGTCAGCAGTAAAAGCAAACACGCCAGTGGCTGATGAAGATATTAAATTTAGAAAAAGGATTTATCATCCAGAGAATTTAAAGAAATCAATGGCAATCAAAACAAGTCCAATGAAAAAATATCCAAATGTTTTAGTTGGCCCAAGAAAAGGAAGTGACAAAACAAATGATGGTTTTTATGCTTTCTTTATTCAATACGGATATTTATGGAATTATAGAATACCTGCAAATGATTTCATTGGTGATGCAGCAGGGCCATTGCTTGGCTCAGTAAGCACAACAATGAGCGTACAATTAGAAAAATACATTTACAAAAAAGCAGAAAGTTTAAATTTATGAGAATAGTATTAATAAAAGATCACGCGGTTGCACTTAGAGTGCTGCCAGAAGGAACAGAATTGCGTGTGAGTAACAAGTTAGGCGCGGAATTAATTGAATTGAAAGTTGCAAAAGAATTTGGTGACTACACAAAGGAAGAAAAGGTTGAACACATTCTTGAAGTTGCATTTGATAATGAAGAGAAACCCAAAGTTAAAAAAATTACTAAAGTAAAGAAGTAAAGAAAATTAAATTTGTTTAAAATATAAGAAAATGGCAAGTACAGGAATATTGAATGGCACAATCGCCAAAATACAAGTAGCAGGTGTGACAGTTGCACACCTAACATCAAATTCATTGACTTTTGACATGGCAACACGCGATGCAAGCACAAAGGATTCAGCAGGATGGAAAGAAAGTTTAGAAGGACAAAGATCGTTCAGTGGAAGCGGTGAAGGTTTCTTCGCAGAAGATGCAACATACGGTTTCACTGATTTATACGATGCGTATGTAACACGTGCAGCAGTTGTTGTAACATGGACCACAGACGTAACTGGAGATGTTGAATATAGTGGATCTTGTCATATTACGTCATTAGGAAGAACTGATGGCCTTGAGGAATCAAGTACCTTTTCAGTATCTTTTGAAGGAACTGGTGCAGTGACAAAAGCAACAGTTTAGTTTTTATCTTGTTAATGTGTGATTTAAGGGGTGGGTATTTTGCCCACCTTTTTTTTTACATATTAACTACCTTTAACACGCAACAAATTAAAATTAAATACACAAAAATGATTAAAATTAAAAACAAAGAGTACAAATTTAAGTTCGGATTCAAAGCACTATTAATGTACGAAAAGGAAACCGGATCAAGCGTATCTGCAATTGGTGACAACATTAACATGAGTACATTGGTAGACATTGCATATTGCGGTTTAAAGGCAGCGGGCGAAAATGTGACAAAGGATTTTGTTATTGATTCCATTGATGAAGACTTTGCACTTATTAACGTATTCACGCAAGCCATGCAGGAAGATATGGCGGCATTGAATAACATGGGCAAGGAAGCAAAAAAGTAAAATTGCCATTGGTTAATTGGATAAGGGGGTTTGTTTTAGGCGTTCTAAAGCAATCCCCAATATCACTTGACGAATATACAATGGCGGCCATATTCGATGCTTACATAGGGCATACAATAGGCGAAAATATAAAGGCACGGACACAATGGGAAACCGCAAGATTTGTTTCTTTTGTTACATTAAAAAGTGCAGGAAATAAAAGGATGCACAAACCACAAGACTTAATTAAGTTTGAGTGGGAACAACAAGATGATAAAAAAGGCACTGGCAACAATGCTTGGACTAAAGCAGAAATAGAACAACTGAAGAAACAAAAACCGAATTGGTTCAAATAAAATGGCAAGAAAGCAGATAAATATACGTGCAGGATTTGATTTAAGTCACTTTTCTGAATCACACCAAAATTTAATACGTGGGTTAAGAAAAACGGCAACAGAAATGAAGTCAATTGGTAGGCAAATGTCCATGTCTATCACTGGGCCATTGGTTGCAATGGGTGGTTTAGCCGTAAAAACTTTTGCAGACTTTGAGCAATCAATGGCAAAGGTGCAAGCGGTAAGCGGTGCAACCGGTCAACAATTCAAAACACTTAATCAACTTGCAAAAGATCTTGGCGCAACAACCAGATTTACTGCATCAGAAGTGTCTGAATTAATGCTTAATTATTCCAAGTTGGGTTTCTCAGCAGGTGAGATTGAAAAAATAACCGGCGCAACATTAAACTTAGCACTTGCAACCGGTGAAGATTTGGCAAAAAGTGCTGAAGTTGCAGGTAGTACATTAAGGGCGTTTGGATTAGATGCAGATCAAATGTTGCGTGTTACTGATGTAATGGCAAAATCATTTAGTTCATCTGCGCTTGACTTAGATCGTTTCAGCGAATCAATGAAATATGTGGCACCGGTTGCGGCCAGTGCAGGAATTTCAATTGAAGAAACAAGTGCAATGTTGGCGGTTCTTGCAAATAGTGGTGTTAAAGGTTCACAAGCCGGTACATCATTAAGAAGAATTATTTCTGATTTGGGATCAACAAGCGGAGGCACTACAAAAGCAATTGAAAAATTAGCAAAGCAAGGTTTGAATCTTGCAGATGCTAAAGATGAAGTTGGTAGAACTGCACAATCTGCATTGTTAATTTTATCTAATGGGGTTAATCAAATAAAGCCATTAACTTCTGAGTTTGAAAATGCGGCCGGATCTGCTGAAGCAATGGCAGGAATAATGGATGACACATTGCAAGGCTCAATGTTCAAACTAAAATCGGCCGTTGAAGGTGTTGGTATTTCTTTTGGTGAAATGTTGGCACCTGCAATGGGTAAAGTTGCCGGAGTGCTTGCAGAACTTGCAAATGGTTTCACAAATCTTAATCCAGAAACAAAAAGCGTAATTATTACAACATTAGGTTTAACGGCTGCAATAGGGCCATTAATCTATGCAATAGGGGCTTTGTCTGGTGCATTAGCATTTTTAGCAGCAAACCCAATCACCGGAATACTTATTGCAATAGGTGCGGCGGTTGTAGCTTTAAACATAGCAGCAGCGCAAACCAATAAGATTTTTGGCAAGGTTCAAATCACGGTTGACCTAATGAAAGAATCCTATAAGAAATTAGGTGATGAAATTGGTGAAATTGATAAGCTAAAAAAACAAGGTGTTAAGGCATCACAAGACGAAATAAAACTTAGAATTGCATCAACAAGGGCGGTAATTGCAGAAACTTATGAACTTGTAAAACAAGCATACCAAAAGAAAAAAGCACTTTTGGATGAAAAGAAAGCACAAATGGATGCGGTTATGGCGCAGACAAGAAGTGTGGGAATGCAAGGTGAATTTCAAGGTGCAGATCTTGCAAAGGTTGAGCAAATACAAAAAAATATCGATGCTTTAAATGAAGAAATAAAAACATCACAAACTGAAATTGTAAACGCGGCAAACGGTACAAAAGACCTTGAAGCGCAATTGCAAAGTTTAAGTGATGTAAGTCTTGCACCGGTTGTTGGTGAAGTCAAAGCAATAAGCACAGAAATTAAGAAACTTGGTATTGACTTTTCAAAAGGTATTGCGGCGGCTAATTTACAAACACCTGCAATTGATGCAATACAAAAAGGAATTAAATCAAAAGGTCTTAAATTTGATGAACCGATAAAAGTTCCTTTAGAAATAGACATCAAACCTTTTGAATTAACACAAGAACTTTTTGATCAACAAGCAATGGCAGCAGCAAAAAGACAAGCGGCTGACTTAGGTGAAGAAATGGGTGACGCTTTAAGTTCTGGATTGAAATCATTAGCAACGGAAGGTTTGACTCAATTTGGTGACTTCTTAGGCACTGTAATAAGTGGAGGTGATATGACTGTCAAAGACTTTGGGAAAGGCTTGTTAGACTCATTAGGTAAGTTTATGGGCCAATTTGGTGAAGCTATGATTGCAATGGGTATAGCGCAAGTTATGTTAGATGTTGCAATAAAATCTTTTAATCCTGCACTTGCAATTATTGGCGGTGTGGCATTAGTTGCAGCAGGGGCGGCAATATCAAATTTAAGTCAAAAGGGAATTGACAAAAGTGGTGCATCAAATCCATCATCATTTTCTGGTGGTTATTCATCAATGAACACTTCAAACA